GGTGTGGGAACAGATCCGGGAGTCGTCGTAGGATCTACAAAAAGAGATGGTCGTCTTGTGGCATTGGTTGCAGCAGAAATTACGGTCGTAGGTAGCTTGTAAGACATTAATTTAACTGCATAAACGTCATTGGGTATTGGTCTTAAAAATAATTGTTGTTGCCAGAACATTATATCTCTTGGTCGGCTTGCTACATATGGATGATAATGACAAGAGCTATTTGCACCCGTTGGAGGGGCATTTACATAAGAAAGTGTTACCTTTCCGGTTAAATAATCTACAGTTCCCGTTCCTGGGGTTATTCCAGGTGATGGCGGCGGCACAGGCCCTACATATTGATTGCTAAGTAAAGTGCCTGGATTAACAAAGTATTGTTGTACAGGTATATCTAATGGAATAGGTTGATCTGTGTCAGTAAATGTTTCTAATGCACCAGCACCTTGCCCATCTACGTTAGGCTGTAGACCGATAACTACAGTCCCTTGCTGCACTGGAGTTTGAGTAAGGGTGAATGTAAATATTTTGTTAGATCCATTTGGTGTAAATAAATTTCTATCAATAAAATTCAATTCAGGCCAAATGCGATAGAAAGGATCAGGACTTTGATAAAATGCGAATTGATAATTGTCTACGTAAATTGGATCAAATAGCTGAACGATATTCTGTGGAACTCCATATGTCCCACAATTAGGAACAGTATTGAATCGAAAGAATTCTCTAAGCCGAAGCGTTCTAAAATGCTCCGGCATATCGTATAGATAAAAATCATTTATATAATCATCAATCCCTGAAGGGTTGGTGATACTTATTTCACCAACGCTTGAATCAGGCAATTGAGTCGTATCAAACTTTCCCGTTATCTTACGAATCGTATATCTTAATCTATTAAGATCCCAAGTTGTCATTTTTAATAGCTCTCAATCATGAATTTATATCTAGGAAAGGTCCTATCCTGCTTAATAGAATTTCCTTTTTCATCAGTAAGATTGTCATGCTTGGTGTGATGGCACCTCTCGTTAATGAATCTTGCTACTGATAAAGGTATTTCTGCTTTTTCCCCGTCTAGAAATGTTTTTGAAAAATATTGCATACCTTTATAGTATCGTCCGCATATCTTTGCGGGCTGACCTGGATATTCAACGTTAATGAAAGTACCTGTAACTTTCTTTTCTTTTTCAGGTGTCATTCCCTCTAATGAATCTTTATTCACTGGGGTCTTACTAATAGGAGCATGCAAAAGACTTGTTCTGTGCTCTGGGGTGATTAATTTAGCCATAAATTCTCCTTTAAAATGGTATTGGTGAAATTGAAGTATTCGTCATGCTGTCATTGATCAAGGAATCACAGACATTATTCAATACTTGAACATCGGTATTTGTTACGGGCGATGGCTTTGACCCTACTGGGACATAAGCCGCAGGCGTTCCCGTTCCTGCATTTACAAAAGCACTAAAATTTGTTGAATCCACCGGATTGCTAGGGAAATTTTGATTAAATTGCAGGCTGAAAGTCGTCAATGTAAGGTTCGTTATCTGCACAATTTGATTATTTATTTCTTGCATCCCATAAGATTTTGGAATATTTAAACGAATGCATTGTCCTGTTGTTAAATTGTGGCTCGTGGCACATGTAACAACGGCCGGATTGGCGTTTGTAATTCCAGTTATAAGCATTCGTTGCGGTGTAAAAGACATAAAAATTATTTTAATCCTAATTAAAAAAAGAGAGGGGATTTCTCCCCTCATCCTTTAAACGTCTGCTCTCCATGCAGTCCAAGAGATAATATCGCCTGGATTGACACCGATAACAGTCGCTGTTGCTTGTGCAAGTAAACCAGTACCCACATTAAAGCCTTGGAACTGCTCGTTTGTCGTAGCATCATCCAAGAAGTCTTGATTGTAAGGATTCAAGTTTACATATGACACAGGAGTAGCACTAGGGCCAGCTCCAATAGATTCCAAATAAGCAAATGTGAACGGAACTGATGTAACAGATGGCCAAGTAAATGGCGTAAATGCTGTTGAATCAATACCAGCTCCAATTACACCACCGACGCTATTCAAAGGTCCGAAGGTTAATGTATTTGCTGTAACTGCTGTAATAACACCTTGTAAGTTATCCAATTGAACCATACCAAAAGCTTTTGGTACTTTGAATCTAACTTGCTGACCAACAGTCAAACGATGGTTTGGATTAACAGTTACTACCATTGGATTAGCAGCTGTGACCGCGTCGATCTGAACTCTATTAGGATAGAATAAAGGACCAACAACGATTTTTTTCACAACATATGCTGTCTCGTCTGCTGTAAAGTTAGGGTTACTGCCAACTAATAAGAAGCCACCACCAACAACAGTGAAAGAAGTTGCTGAAGGCACTGTAGCAATAGTGAAAATCATTCCACCAATTTGCTTGATAACAGTGTTGTTAGTAACAATGACGGTATCACCTACAGCAAACCCGTGAGCTGTTGCAGTTGTGAAAACGCCAGTAGCTCTAACAATAGTTGTACCGACAATAGCAGGTCCATTCAAGATACTCTTTGTGCCATCATACAGGGTAATACCTGGAGGAGGTGGCAAAACAGACGGAGTAGCATTAATCTGAAAAGGAAGCAATGAAGTTCCCGCAGCATTTAATCTAGTACCGTTTGTGTTGGTTGGGCTTGTGAAGTCCCACCAAGCATCTTGTAAAGTAAAAAAACCTGTTCCTAAGTTACCATATAGGGTCTGATCTCTAATCTGTACTTTCGTTGGAAGAAATCCGCAGTTAACGTTAACGCTAGCAGGAAGTGTAGCTGGAACAGTAAACTGTCCTTGTAACATGAAATGTTCAGCAAAAGGCATAAATTCCTCCTATTATGAATGTGTGCAACGTAGATTGAATATCCATGCGTCATTCAATATACGAGGTACTTGCGCCATTTTCCATGCACCTAACTGCAACCGTCTCAGGGGATCGGTAGGTCCGCCTGGTGGTGTATAAATAAAGCTAGCCGTTGCGGTAGTAAGTTCAACCATCGCATAAGCTTCTTGAGCGGTTACAAATACGTTAAATACCGTATTACCATTCAAGGATGACGCTGGGTTTGAAGAGCCTTTTGAGCTATATAAAAACCTAATATTTCCAATAGATCCCCACTCGGCATTCAAAATATTCATATTAGATGGATATTGAGCTTGTGACACGAATCCGGTCACTGCTTCTAAGTCATCCAATATTGCTGTATTCATCATACCCCAAAAAGCTTCTCTAATTGGAGCTGTACCGAATTTCAAGCTACCTTCAATATTGTCACTGATCATGATTGCATCGTTACCGAGCAATGCAAGAACAGTAGCGTCAATATCGCTACGAGCCAATTCTGTTGGGTTATCACCATTAGTACCGCCTGTGCAGTTAATAACTGACGCAGTACCAGCCAACATATTTCTAATCAGTTCATCTTCAGTTTCTCTCATTGACTGTGCCAAAAGAGATACTGTTTGGTTCAAGACAGGGTCTTGATTGATGAACATGACTTGGTCCGTAATTGTTACGTACGTTCCATAAAAGTCAAGTCTTGCATCTATATCTACCGCATTCAAAACCTGTCCTGGAGGCGTTAAGCCTGAATCTGGCAGAGGTACTGTTGCAGTTTGCAAGTTCGTATATCTACGATATCTAGCAATACGACCACTATTAGGTGGAAGTTCTTTCTTTAACGCCATCTGCTTGTGAATCAACTTTGGCATAGGTCGGCTTAAAAGCACGTTGTCGAACCATTGCTGAATAGGAGCTGGTAGCGAGTTGGTTGTTGTAATTGTCATTAAAATCCCTCATATTATGCCCCTCGTGCATATTTCTGAGACAGATTCCATATTTCCGTTTGAGACATTTTAGAAAAATCGTCGGCCTGCTTTTTGAGAGGGGAACCAACGGCATTCCCGCTTACAGGTCTTGAGGTGTTTTTAAGCACTTTTTCGGCCTTTGGGCTCGTTTGCTGTTTCATGGTAGCTCCTTCATATTCATCCGAAATTCTTCCTAGCTTGTAAGCAGTTTCAGCGGGATTTTTGGATTGCTGAATCTTATATGCTAAAGCCGGGTCATTTTTAATCATGGGAAGAACAAAGTTCTCAATAACGTAGTCATAATCCTCGACTTTCGACCGCATGCGATCTTCATCATTTTTCAATGTTTGTTGCTGCGCATACTCCTGGACGTATTTTTGCGCCGATTCCTTTGCCTTTTTATCAGCAATCTTTTCGGCCATTTTACGCGCTTTATCTACTGTAATAGTATCTTCAGGGTCTAAGTCGTCGAATTCATCTTTTTCAATAGGTTGTGGAGGCTTTTCTTTCTCCATAAGCCTATAGTTGAGTTCTTCAATCTGCTGTTTCTGCATTTTAAGAACGTTATGAACTTCTTTCCAATTATGGGAATTAGGATCATTTCTAGGCTGTTCCTCGACCATATTACCGGCTTCGGCAATTTGGTCTTGGGTTATTTGTGAACTTGTGTCTTCCTGTGCTTGAACTTGTTCTTGCACTTCAGTTTCGTCAGT